TAGAGCAACACCATTTTGATGGTGTTATGTTTGTTTATGATGCAACATTGGGTGATGTTTTTACTATGATAGCAAGAGATATTAAGTACAATGAAAAAATTAAATATTTAGTTGCAATTAGACCATATGCAATATCTCCACAATATTTATGTATGATAAATAAATCGTTAAACTCAATTATGCCAAATAGGTTACAAATCAATATCATTTCTGGATACATAAAAGAACATGAAAAATCTTTTAGTGGTATTCTTGGCAGCATTAATGACAAATCAGATCGCATTGATAGGTCTAACTATCTTATAGATTATGTTAAAATGCTTAATACAATGCCTGGAAATAAAAGAAAACCAGTCTTAGATTTTTATACATCAACAACTAATGAATATGTTTTTAATGCAACAGCAGAAAATAACAATAAAATTATTCTTTCATACAAAGATTATAAAAATGGTTATTGGACTGTAATTAACGGTGATCGTGGAAATGACCCTGGTAATAATTTTAATATAAATAATAGAAAAGTAATGCTAGCAATAACACCAATAATTAGAGGCACAGAGGAAGAGTTAGATAGATCTGAAGAGTATGCTCAAAGACCAATTTGGAAAAATGGTGAGGTGCCAGGCAAGGTAACAGATATTGAATATTTTACTCATGAAGAATTTGATAGATTTATTAAGAAATTAGAAAAAGAAGGAATTACTGAAATATTGATGAATGGTCATCAAGAAGAAGAAAGAGAAAGATTAATATCTTTTATAAAAGAATACAGAGAATTGGAACTAGCTAAGATATAGTTAGTTTCATAATGATCAGAAATGATCATATATCCTAGGAGGAATAAAATGAATACAGAACAACTAAAAGCACTGCTTGCATCATACGGACGATCAGTCCTTGCATCAGGTCTTGCACTATACATGGCAGGCGTAACAGATCCAAAGGATCTATGGACAGCACTTGTTGCTGCTATCGCACCTGTAGCAATTAGAGCAATTAATCCAGCAGACAAGGCGTTTGGTATATTGCCAGATGCTAAGGAAGTAGAGAAGGCTCTCAAGTCTGCAAAGCCAGCTGCTAAGAAGGCTCCAGCAAAGAAGACTGCTGCAAAGAAGTAGTTAGTCTTTATTGAGAGGCCAGTCTAGAAATAGGCTGGCTTTTCTATTTACTCATTTATAAGGTTGATATATTTTTGTTTTAGACTTTCAACAGAAAAATTATCTAATCCTATTTGATATGCATGATTCTTTGTTTTAACTTTATCGCTATCTTTAATGTAATCATCTATAATTTTAGCAAGCTTTTTTGGGTTTACATCATAAACATCAACAAGAGATTTAGTTCTAAACCTATCTATTACTGTTGATTCTGCTAACCATTCTGATGGCAATATCGCATTGTTTGGGGATATGTCTGTCATAAAGACTGGAATACCACTCATAAGAGCTTCATTCATTGGCAAGCAAAGCCCAGCATATCTTCTTGGCAGTACCATGGCATCAAAACCTTTATACATATCTTGTCTGTCATCTGTATTAGCTATCTCAATTTTTACCCTTGGATCCTTACACATAGAATCAAATTTGGTTTGAGACTTAATAACTATCTCATAATCTTCTTTAGAGTATTTGATCATTTCAAAAATACTATCAGTACCATTTCTATCTTTTGCTGCTTTTTTACCACCTATGTGTAGTATTCTTTTATGATCTTTTGAAAGATTTATTTCTTTTGCTTCACTAAACAATGAGTGATCTGTTGGTGGCGGTAGATACATAACTTTTGTTTTTTTACCAAACTGCTCCATAATAATATCTAAGTTCCATATGCTTGGTGCAAGAAGAACATCTGGCAGTGTCCATTCAGGGTGTGCTAGGTGTCCAAATAGCTCATAGTTATACTGAAGTATGGTTTTAATCCCACGCTCTTTAGCAAGATCCACTAACTCTAAATGATAAAATGTTTCACAACTTATTACAACATCTAATCCGTCAAGAAATGTTAATACTTCTCTTGTATGTGGCATTCCTTTTGCGGTTTGAAGAACATTATATTCTTTATACCACCATGCATGCTGCTCATTATTATTAAAAAAGTGAGAATTGATTAATAATATCTTATCGGGATTAAGCATTTTGACAAGCTCCATTGTTTGATTACCTAAACCAGTATTGTCTGATCTAGCAATAATGCCTAGTCTCATTTCTTATATCCCCAAGTGTCATCATCTGATGTAAATTTTCTACCACCTTCACGACCATCAAGATGATAGGAACGCTTTATGTGTCCTTCAGGATGATATATCCAAAGCTTATGAATGTCCCAACCTTCTTGACTAAAGCTATCATAGGGTAAACAATCATCTTGGACTTTTCCGTGAAACCTATCTTCGATAAAAGTTTTTTCATGAGAAAAAGGTAAAATGATATCTCTATAATATGACACTCTGCTAAGGTGTGGTCTCTGGCTCCACTGGGCTGTTTTCATAAATCCATCCTCAAGACCAAACATTAAATGCTTATGGGGTTCAGGGATCAATGCTTCAAAGTGAAAGCGTATTGTGTTTGCTTTTTCATATTCAATAAAATCAAGGCACTTCTTCCAATCAATAGGCTCATCTGGTGTAAGGGGGGTGTCTCCTTCAACATATAGTAATAATGATGTTTGAATTTCATCTATAGTCTCACGCATCATTGTGGTTTGGTGGCTATGTTTATCAAAAATTATTGGCAATACATTTTTATATTCATGCAAACATTTCCAAAGAATTCTATTTTTGTATTCGTTATAGTCATCCCTACGATCAGACTGTTCATGTCGTAATCCATCTATCTGCATAATAATTTCATTAGTTGGAAAATGAACTCTAATACATTTAATTGTTTCATCAATAATATCTGTACTAGGATGACTTGGCAAAACTGAAGTAGCCAAGATAATTGTTACATCATTTTTATTCACTTACTTGCCCCATAATCTTTATTCCCAAATCTCTTTTATATTTAATCCACCAAGCAACCACATTGTGCATATTTTTTGGGTATTGATTTAATAACTCAGGAACTAATTTACGTAACTCAGACCAGTTAGAAACATGTTCAACAGGTATGTCATATCCAAACACATATTTATAAAACTCTAGGCTATTGCCTTTTGGATCTACCCTATCAGCAATCGGTAAGCATAACATTTCTATAGCCTCAAAGAATCTAAAGGAATCTATCACAACAGCCCCAGAAGGCGCAGGAGCAATCTTAGAACTGGCTAGAGTGCGGTAGTAGTCTACAGGCTTATCTCCCTGTGCAAAGCCTGCTGTGGGCTTAAAAAGAGCATTGGGTAGGGTAGACATGACCTTGGCTAGCTGTTTTCTTCTTGAGTGAGTTATCTGCCCACCAAAATATAAATCATTATCCTTAGAAGGATATTCAGGAACTAAATTCTTTAAATGTTGGGGCACACCGATAGGTAATTTATTATAGTCTTTGTGCTTTTCGTGAGGGTATTGAATCCATATCTCAGCGTTAGGATGATTAATCTTATCTATATCAAACTTACCTTCTTCATCCCCCGTAATAAATAAAACAAGTCTAGAGATATTTTGTATTTGTGTATTAACATCTTCCTCATGACCAATATTTTGAGGTCCAGGAACTACCACAAATCCCCTATCAACTTTAGGTATAGAGTTAACTTTTATCTGATCAACCTCATACTTATCAAATACTTCTTTTAAAAGGCCATAGTCCCACTTATCAGCAGCACAATCCTGTTCATTAAAAGAGTATAGATAACATTTAGATTGGTTCATAATAAAGATGAACCTCATGCTGATAGTCTATTAAGTGTTCAATGTATCCAATGTCTTTAATAAATTGTCTAAGATCGTAAAGATATTCTTTCCAGTACATCATCATGAATTCTGGATGACCAGATAGCCATATCTTTGGTTTAAACTCTCTCATAACTTTCTCTGCTCCGCCAAGTACACGCCACTCACTACCCTCAACATCAAGAGATATTGCTGTAGGAGGCTTTAATCCTTTTTCATATACTAAGGTGTCAATCTTTGTCTGTCCATACTGATC